CTTCTACTACATCTGGAGTAATATTAAAGGCATTATCTAATTGTTTCATGGTTATGTTAGACTTCCATCAAATCCAAAGTTATCTCCAACTTCAATTAGAGAATTTGTAGTAGACGTAATAAGATTTATAGCCGTACCTGCAACATGAGCAGTTGGAAGAGTTTGATCTTGACCTCTCTTAACGAAGAGTTTATTACCATCTTTCTTATCAACATATATTGATTCAGCATTTAATATAACATAAGTATTTTCTGCAATACCAGAGGAATCATTTACTTCGATAAGAAGAGTATCAGCAGCGATATCTTCAGCTAAGTTTGTGGTTACATCATTATCATATGCCTTTGTAGCACGAGGAACAACCGAGTAAGTAACATCTCTGCTTGGAGTCTTGGTATATCCACCAGCAATGTATCCAATAGTTGCCTTCTTGATAAGATCCTTGTCTCCTTCTGCTCTGGATCCCACAGGGCCAAATAGGTATGTCTTTGCAGTAAATCTAAATGTATAAATTAATGATCTTCGAGTTGTAAAATCACCCTCATAATCATCTTCCATAGTGATATTTTCAATCACAACAGGGATATCTCTTTTCTCTCCAATGGTGCTTACAAGGTCAACACTTAAATTATAGGCAGGTTGGAAATAAGGTAGTATCTGTTCAACAATCTGCAACATATCATCATTCAACTTCGTAAATACTGCTAACTCAAAAGACATATTATAAGGAACAGGCATATATGTTTTTCTAATTGCTGTTGCTATTCCTACTGTCTCTGATTTAAATGTCTGAGTTGTTGTTACTTTCCTTGAGCCATCATACTGCAACCCAACAAACTCAAATGACATTCTTGGCAATGATATTTGAGTTGCTTTATTAAGATCAGGAGATTGCTGTAATCTTGCTAAAAACTTCTGAGTGGGACCATAAGCAAGAGGAACTTTAATGACACTGGTAACGTCACCAGCAGAATCATCATGTTTTATTTCTATTCCATTAAAAAGTGTTCCAAACGAAATAATCGTTCTTCTTAATATCTCGTGGTAATAATACTCAAACATCTTTTTAGACCTGTTATATTATATTTAGGGTGTTCCAAATGGATTTTTTTCAGTGAAGTCTAAAATATCATCAGCTGCATCTTCAATTTCGAGATTAGATGGATATTCATCAACAGTATTATCAGTCTGTTCAACTTTTAATTGATACACTGCACCACTGTCAGAACCTGTAACATTTTCACCTGCCACAAATTCTCCCGTTGAATTAGATATTACTATTTCACCAGATACTGCATTCCATGTCTTCACCACAGCAGTTACACCACTAGAGGATCCTGTGATAGTTTCATTATCTTCATAAGTTCCTGTACCTGACATGTAAGGATCACCAATAGTAATTGTTGGTGCAACAGTGTAACCTGCACCAGCGTAGGTAACATAAACATTGGAAATAGTTCCTCCACTGCTTACGGCAGCAATGGCAGTTGCCGTAGTTCCAATACCAGGACCACTTATCGTTACCGCAGGTGCTGTAACGTATCCAGAACCGCCATTTGTTATAGTTACAACACCAACAACATTATCAGAAATTCTAGTTGTTGCAGCTGCTCCTACACCATCATCCCCATCAACAGGTAAAATAACAATACCTGGATTATTAGTGTATCCAATACCTGGATTAGTAATATAGATTCCTTGAACTTTTTCTCCTATATCCGTACCATCACAATTAGTAATTCCAGAAAGAAGAGTTGAAATACCAACTGCTTGTCCTCCTATTCTTGGAGAAGATGAAATTGCTACAGTAGGTGCAGAAAGATATCTTTCACCCCTATCAGTTATAATAATCTGATTAACACCACCTGTGGTTACTATACCAGCAGACGCAAGTGCCGTGGTTCCAGCAGCCACGACTGTAAGAGTTCTAAGATTAAAGTCGGTATCAAATGTATCATCAATCTCTTCAATACCAGTATCGAGTATTTCGTCTTCTGGTCTGAATAGTTGACACGTTAATGTATAAACGTAACTGATAAAATGGTTTCTCATGTTCTACAAACTTAATTTCAAATAACCTATCACCTAATGGAAAATATATTAAGTCCCCTTCCTTAGGTCTTGTAGATAATTCGACATTTGGTAAATTTTTAATTAATGGACTGATATAATTTTCAAATCTTTCTTTAGATATAGTTACTGTTAATTCATTTTCTGCTTGGATTCCAAACTTAGAAAGCATTACAGTATTATCTCCATACCCCTCATAATTTTCTACATAAGCCTCAATAGGATATGAATAATTAAAATCGGATGATATTACTTCTTTTATAACATTGTCAGTTGTTGCATATTGACGAGGTAGATAATAACACTCGACACCATACATCTTCAACTGTTCGTTGATAAGATCTTGAACTAAACTCTGTTCGCCAGAAGTTCCTTGAATAAAAAAAGGATTTAATGCCATTATCCTATCATATCAAGAGGTGGAAGTTCATAAGTATTGGACATCATTTCTCTTATGATTTCCAGATCTTTCATAGCATCTTCATAAATTGCTCTACCATCAAGTTCAACTCCACCAGGTAATTTTACTCCTTGGAATTTAATTAAATTTTGTCCCCATTGTCTCTTTAAAAGAGCCGTAAAATACTTTTTGAGGAAAGAATCATTATATACTCTTGAATAATCATTTGGATCCAGAGTCCTATAGCAATCCAAAATTATCCAATCTCCTGTTGTAAGACTAGACCAATCAATATCAAGATATAATCTATCCATTCTCTGATTAAATCTTATCTGCTTTTGTGTTGTTAATAAGAAATTAATATCTTCTAAGTAAGTCCGTGTCATGGCATAACTCAAAAGACCATTATATCCCAGATTAAATGCAACATCATTTAAAAATAATTGATATTTAACACTGAACATATTATTAGTAACAGTGTTACTTCCATCAAAATGAAAGATTTTATCGACTCCAATAACTGCAGGTGGAACTTGTATATAATTACTATTTTCTTTCCAATCAAACTCCATCGATGCTCCATCAATGGTAGCAGTGGCTGTGGTTGTTGTTATTCCTGTTACTCCAGATTCTCCAGGCCCCTTTCCTCTATCAATATCATTCTGTGTTACTTGATATTTTAAATATGTTCTTAAAACTCCATCAAAATGTCTTTCATGAAAATATTGAATCGCATCATCTAAT